GGCAAGTTAAGGCTTAAGGTAGATCCTTCCTGCGCTGCATTGTGAAGTTCATATTGTTGCGTTCTCGGATTGAACATAACAAAATAGTTTTTATCCATCTTCTTTAACTGCTTTGTTATATCCATTACGTCACTTTCAACGTAAATAAGATACGGCATCATCATGTGCGCATTCTTAAAATAAACAATTCTGTCTCGCATGGATATTGTTCTACCTCCTACTATTCCCTGTTTTAAAAAGGGGAAAGGCTGTCCTTCCCCCCTCTGTTTTAGATTTTTACTAAGATACTGTTATACCGGAAAGCCTTGCCTGTGCGCCAGGCATGTTGCATATCATTTCGCAATACTTTGTGAGAACTGCTTTGTATGCAGCATAGCCGGAATCCCATTTAAGGATTGCTCCGTCCTGATCCATCCAATCCCAATCTCTGAACTGGTGAACATTGAATACGGAAGTATCAAGCAAGTCCATAGTTGCAGCGGGCATGAATCTGTCCTGTGCCATCGGTATGCCGTTTACGCTGAGAGCTGTAAAACCACCTTTAAGCTCAAGGGTATTAACATGGCTCTTGGTGGCTTCGAGGTAGTCATAGTAAGCGGTGTAAACCAAAGGATGAGTCATTATCATGTCAATCTTGCAGCCGGTTTCATTTTCTCTATCGAGAATAGTGTCGATTATGAGCTTATCAGAGAGTGCTCCTGCGGATGAATTAACATAAGCTTTAAGCCAGGGATATGTGGCTTTGTCAAGTCCATAGATTGAACCGTTCTGAGCGAATATCTTTGCAAGTCCGGTCATTTCGTTGTTGTATGACTTCTGCTCAGTAATACAATGATCTGTGGTTGTAGTTACTTTGTCGGTTCCTTCAAGCACGATTGAAGGGGTTGCACCCTTGTTGACGGCTATAATTCTGCGGCCTGTACCTTTAGTGACAGGCGTCCCATCTGCTGAGGCTACGATGTCGATTATCATACCTTCAACAAGGTATTGGGGGTTTGCTACTAATACAGTTGTGGCAGCGCTGGTTACTCCGCAAGCGGTCAAGTTGCCTGTTCCGTCAAGATAAAATTGTCTGCCGTAAGAACGCTTTGCGCTTCTCTTCAAACCTTCAATTTCTGACGTTAAAGCATTTACGAAAGAAGCCTTGTCGCTCTGAGAAGCAAGGATAACCTTCTCGGTAAGATGGATAACACCAGCAAGGTTTTTAAGGTCGGACTCGAACTGAACGTACTTATTGCCGCCAGGTGCGGGAAGTGCTGAGGTTTCACCGATTGAGCCGAAACCACCGTTTACTCCGTAAGGTGCAGCCTTTTTAACTGTGCTTCCGACGATGTTCATTTCGGTCTGCTCGATCTTCTGTGCCAAAGGTGTAGAACCTATGTTAATCTGTTCGGGCATCATCGGCCCGTATGCTATCTTAAGTGCATTTGCAAATGTAGTTACATTAACTGACATAAAAATCAACTCCTATGTTCCAAAATTGCTGTCATAGATGGCTCCTGCCAATCTTGCAGCATCGTTAAAGTTTTTAGGTATCTGTGGTGGTGGTGCAGCCGGGGCCATGCCGCCAGGTGTACTTATGCCTTGCGGCGGTCTGTTCTGTTGAATTGTCTGCATATGTTGATTGATAATTTTTTGTTTAATTTCTGAATTTTCCATCAACTTTGCGATAAATGCTTCATCTTTGAGCAAATCGTCAGGGTTTGAAGGTGTAGTGTCCGGTGTTGTTGGATTTGCCCCTTTTGCATACTGATAGGCAAACTTAATGTTTTGGCCTATCTTTTCGGGATCGGTTTCGTTGCCCATTCCGGTTGCACTCATAAACTCTTGCATTGTGTCAAGATACTGCTCAAAATCAGGTGTGTTGGTTGCAAATTCCGAATATGCGTTGTACCAATACCCTTGGACTTTCTGCTGTTGAATCTCGGTGCGTATGGGGTCGTACTTGGCTTGCATGTTGGCTTCAATCTTCTCGGTTACACTTTTTGTCGTGTCCTCAACAATCTTTTTGAGAGAGCCTATAGGATTTTTATAAAACGCTTCGAGGAACTCTTCGGGGTTAATTTCCGGTTCCGGTACCTGCTGTGGTTGCGGTTGCTGAAACTGCTGTGCAGGCTGCGGAATTGTCGGTTGGTTTGCCCTTGTTTCAAGTTCCTGTAACTTTGCTTCTAAAGCGGTTTTCTCTCTCGCCAGATTCGCTTTATCCATGAAAGCCCTAGTAAGTGCAGCTTCTTGGTTCTTATAGCTTTTTAAAACCTCATCCATACTTTTAAACTTGCCAAGAATAAGCTCTGGTGGTTGCTCTGGTTGTTGGGACTGTCCTTCCTGTGGTTGTGGTTCCGGTTGTGGTGTTTCTGTTCCCTGTGGTGCTTGCTCTCCTACCTGCGCCTGAATATCAGGTTGTGCGGCGGCCGCGCTGTCAAATATGTTTCCAAGCTGTTCTGATACTGTCGGGGGTTGTCCACCTTCGGGGGCTCCCTCTGCAAACAGTTGGAGATTAATTTTTAACGGTTGTTTCATCTTTAAATTCCTCCCTGTGTTATCGCCTCTCGGCGGCACGGTTTATTTCATTTTCAGCGTAAATCAAATTAAGGACAGAAAAGGTCAAAAAGATTTTAGGCATGAAAAAAGCACCCTTTCGGACGCTTATTTCTTCACGATGATTTCTGTATCGTTTATGTCTATGTCATGGAAGCAAACACACTCCCAATCAGAAAGATCATATATTTCAGGGTATTTGTCTTGGAATAAAGTGCATATACACAGAACCTCACCATGCCATGCATCCCTGCTTCTTGACAGATATATTGCAGGTGCACAACGGGACTTATCCCTCAACAACCCATGTTCTAATATACTTTTGAGATTATCTATGCTCGTTCTGTGATAAAGTTTTAGTTTTCGTGGATACATATTCTTCACGCTGTTTCCAATTCATTTACCGGAGCCTCAAGTTTCTTTTGTTCCGGCTGCCCTTGCGGAATTTGTGGGGCTTTACCGCTTGCCATCATCTGCATCATCATAACTTGTTGTGCCTGCTGTGCCTGAATAGCCTTGTGCATATTCAAGTGTTCATAGCAATTGTAAGCAATGTCGGGCCTTTCAGCTTTGATTTGCTCAAACTTAATATCAAGCATGAATCTAGTATGTTCATCAATGTGTATTTGGTGATCGTCTATCTCGTCAGGCATTGGGAATTGTCCCTGTTCAAGCAGCTTATTCTCACGCATAGCTCTTGACTTATGTAATGTCTCCACGTTATCGGCATCCTCCCAGTTGCCCAGCTCAAAGATTTCAAGCATTCTGGAACGCAATGTAGGGTCTACGTCAGGCCGCAACAATCCGTACTGCATAAGTTGAATTGCCATCATCTTTCTTTGCGTCGGTGTCTGAGAAAGTGCATCTTCTTTCTCGACAATAATGTCCTCGGTTTGAAGGTCGCTTGCTTCCCATTCCATTAGCATTACATCGTTGTTTTCACCGACATATCGTAATAGCCTCTTGCCTGTTGCAAATTGCTTATACATGCGAAGGTCTATCTTGAAAGATTGAATTGCGGCATGGTTTATATTCTCGGCAGTCAATGAAAGTCTGCTGTCGTCCATTTCACGAATTTTCTCCATAGCCGCACCGGATTCAACTCCTGTTGGAACAAGGCTTGAAGATGAAAACGCTGATACTCCGGATATTCTTTCAAACTCATGTTCAAGCTGTTTAATCTCAATGTCAAAGTCATTAAGGCCTCCGCCGTCACGAAGGAATTGTGCAGCTCTTGTTCCTCTGCCACGAACGAGAATCTTTCCAGGAGGCAATCCTTCTTCTTCTAACTGTTCAATGTCAACCGTTCCATCATCCTCAATATCCAAAACGCCTAAAGCTTTACGGTTTAAAGCTATCTGTTTACGGTTCCGGACAGCGTTATAAGCCCTCTGAATTGGAATAAGCCTTGTTATAACCGATTCCGGCCAGAACCTTCCAGGGTTATCTATGCAAGCTTGCATCTCCCAATTAAGCCCCGGTTTCCCGTCCTCACCTACGTTATAAGTAAACTCTTTGGCTTCAAGAAGTTTGTCGCCTGCTGTTATTATAACAATGCCATTAGGGAACTTTTTGCACGGCAAGCAAGTGTACTCAACAACATACTCTGATTCATCAATCTGTGTCGGGATTATCCTGTAGGAAGAGTTAATCATGTACTGACTTCCTGTACCGACATTGGTATGCTCAAGAGTATAAACATCTATCTTTCTACCCTTAACTTCCACTCCCCAGATATCAAAAATATCATCAACGCTGTAAGCTCTGACGTGCATAATATCTTTCATTGTATCCATGCGAACATAATTATTCTTTGGGAACACCTCAAAGAACGGAACAACGATTTTTTCAATATCGCCCTCGTATACTGATTGCCCATCCAGCTCTCCGATAAGCCGTCCAGCGTTTGGGTTCCAAACATGCTTCAAAAAACATCCTCCGCATATCTCAGCCCATGCCGTCATTTGTGCTCTTTTCTCTTCCATTTGTTGCTTATGTTCAAGCCCTCTCTCAACATATGTACTCGTCTTGGCTGTCATAAGGTCGTTTGATTCGCTGGTTGCAGGTCGTACAAAGGGAATAGGTTTAACCTTCTTAAGCTTGGCAAGGCGGGTTTCGTAAATCGGGGCTATCTGATTGTAGACGCCTCTTTCCTCAAAGTCATAAAACTTTTCAATCTGTTCCACTCTTCCGGACACCAAATTGATATCGCAATACTGATTACCTTCAAGGAAGTTACGATTAAGATTCCACTGCAACTCAATAGCCCGTCTTTCCTTCTGCCTCTTCTCCAATTCCTTCTTATTGAAAGTAACGTATTCCTCTTCATATTTTAGATATTGCTTATCCTGTGGGTCTTTCGGATTAAATGTGTTCTTGAGAAAATCAAGTAAACCCATAACCCCTCACCTGCTTTCCTGCTTTATCCACCGGTTTTCCATCTTCGTTCGTAATCCTTATACTTCTTTTGCATAGCGCTTAACTGCTTGTCCTGTGGGCTTTCATGCTGCGCCGCATGGTTGTACTCGGTCAAATCCCTTGCCATAATACGGTTATACAGGTCTTTGCGCTCTTTAGAGTGAGTAACCTGTTGAAACACAATAACGGCTATTAAAAGGACGGGGATAATGTATTCAAGCATTATTTCTTCGCCCCTTTGTTTGCAGTTTTTGGAGCAGTCTTAGGTACAGGCTTTTCCTGTGCTTTCTTAAGATCGGCAAGCTGTTCTTTTAGGCATTCGTGAGCTGTGGTCTTAGCGTCCAACTGCTGTTTAAGGTCTACAATCTGACGCTCCTTGTCCTCAAGCTCGGCAATGTTGCCTGTCGGGAACTCTTCAGGGAATTTTAACGCTATTGCCTTGCCCAGCTCGATAAGGTGATCTTCACAGTAAATTTGTCTAAGCCTTGCAGGGCCGTTTTCTTCGCCAACTGAGTGCACTCCTAGTTTGGAACATGAATTCATTTCGCAACGTCTGCGATACGGAAAATTCGTTATTGTAAGCATTTTAATCATCCTTTCCTCTTATTAGTTTTAACTTGCTCTAAAGCCATTTCGCTTTAAATTCCTCATTAACTTTGCTTTGTGCTTCTGGATTTCAGATTTGTCGCCCTGCGGAGTGCGGGATTTCTGAGCGTGCCATGCGAGAAGGCCATAGCCCGCCGAATCTCCATAATGATCGAGTTCTCCGTCCTCTGCGTATTTTTCGTAGTCGTCCGGATCACGCTGAATCTCTGCAAGAAATTCAATAAGCTTCGGGCAACAATCAGCCACCAACCATTTTGCTGTCATTTTGCCGACATTCTTATCCATGTACGGGGCTAAATACTCGTGCATAACTGCCTTTCTTAGCTTTCTATCTGTAATAGCCTTGATAAAACCGTGTAAGCCGCCGTCTTGGTAGTAGTCAATCAGGGTCTTGCCTTGTTGGTCACGAACATTACTAAACCACGCATCATGCCCCGCAACGATAAAATCATATTTTTCTTCCCGCTCGACAACATCACCATTGATAACTTCTGTATACATGTTCTTTTCAACCACTCTTCTGGCTTGCTCTGAATATGTGAACTGTGTTTTCTTGTCGTCACGCACTCTTGTAAACTCCCGGTAGGTGTAAACATTGCCTTGTTCGTCTACTGCGTGCCAGTACCATGCGTAAGGATCTGCATAGCCATTATCAACACTTATCCACCTTCGCCAATGCTTAGGGATACCGTTCGGAAAGGTTTTTACCATGTTGAAAACGTGAGTCTCTCTATCAAATTCAGGGAAAGCAGCATCATCGTCTACATCCCAGTTGCCGTTAAGAAGTTGTTCTCGTTCTTTTTCGGGTAGTTGCATAAGGTTTTTTATGTAATTTGGGTCCTTATCAAGCAAAGCTCTGTTGTCGTAAACAGTTGCAGGGATAAAACATCGGCTTTCATACATTTTTTTGCCGTTTTCGTCTGTGCCGATATAATAAAACCGCACTTCGTAAGGTGCCTTAACTCCAATTTCAAAGGTCTTTTTCAAGAATCTGTGCCCGGGACCACCGGGGTTAGTACATATCTTCATTTGTTTTGGATAATCGTTTGCACCACGGATACGTGATCTCATGTAACGGATTCTGTATTCACTCATATGCGAACCTTCGTCAATCAGAATTCGGTCATACTCTGCGGATTGATATTTTTGAACATCTGTATCATTTTCGAGGAATCCAAACTCGATTATTGAGCCGTTATAAAAATACCATTTGTGGTTTGAAGCATCGTATTGGGCTATCTCATTTGGATAAAGCTGCTGAGAAACCATAATAAGGCTTCGTTCAAGCTCTGGGAATGTTTCACGGAGGATTAATTGCTTGCTTCCTTTGTAATTATTGGCATATTGTAACGCATCAACTAAAATTGCGA